GTTAAGATAATGAAATACTTTAAGAACCCTACAGGTGAAGTCTATGCATTCGAAGCAGATGGTTCACAAGATGATTTAATTACAGATGAATATGTAGCAATGACCGCAGATGAAATTGATCGCCATCTCAATCCACAAAACTATCTCAGTGATGAAGAAAAAGAACAGCTTCAACTAGCTCAATTCCAATCACTCACCCGTCGTCAGTTTAAATTGGCATTATTGGAAAATAACCTACTCGAAACTGTCGAGCAGACCATCAATACAATTGAAGATCCAACCCTCAAGACCCGTATTCAAATTGAATACAACGAATCAGAACGGTTTGAACGTAGTAATCAATCTGTTCAATATATGCTTGGATTTCTGAATTTAACTGCTAAGCAAGTCGATGAAATGTGGCAATACGCAATGACCTTATAAAGTGAAAAAGTGAATAATGAAACTTGAGAGTATTTACTAAAAAATAGGTCCAAAATCAACCAAGATTCTGGATCAAAATATGCCTGATTCATTTTTACATGGGATTGAGAATCAAACTGTCGATGATGGTTCTCGTCCAATTACAACAGTTCGCAGTTCAACCATTGGCCTTGTCGGTACAGCACCAGATGCTGATCCTCTTATTTTTCCTTTAAACACCCCAGTATTAATTGCAGGTTCTCGCACTGAAGCGGCGAAACTCGGTTTAACGGGTACGTTGCCAGATGCGATTGATTCCATCTTTGATCAGATTGGCGCCGTAGTGATTGTGGTGCGAGTGGAAGAAAGTACGACAGTAGCAGAAACTCTTGCCAATGTATTGGGTGGTGTGGATGCCAACAGTGGTCAATATGAAGGGGTACATACTTTCATTGCTGCTGAAAACATTACAGGTTTTGTGCCGAAAATTCTGATTGCACCAGGCTTTACCCATACACGTGCTACCGAAACCGCCAATGCGGTGGTTGCAGAATTGTCTGGTATTGCAGATCGGCTCAAGGCGGTGATTATTGCGGATGGTCCGAATACCAATGATGCAGATGCAATTGCCTATGCTGGTGATTTTGGTTCAAAACGTATTTATGTAGTTGATCCAAAATCTAAAAAGACCGGCACGGATGGCAACACTATTACTTCATGGTCGAGTGCACATGTGGCAGGTTTGATTGCTAAATCAGACAACGAGCGTGGTTGGTGGTGGTCACCATCAAACCAAAACATCAATGGTATTACTGGCACAGCCCGAGCAATTGATTTTGCCATGGGAGATACCAATAGCCGCGCCAACTTACTCAATGAGAAAAAAGTAAATACGATTATTCGCCAAAATGGTTATCGACTTTGGGGCAACCGTACTTTGTCTAGTGATAGTAAGTGGCAATTTCTGTGTGTGGTGCGTACCGCCGATATGATTGATGAGTCATTGAAAGCGGCTCACCTTTGGGCGGTGGACCGCGGTATTACCAAGAATTACGTAAGTGATGTGGTAGAAGGTGTAAATTCCTATTTGCGCTATCTTAAGAATACTGGCGCGATTATTGGTGGTGAGTGTTGGGCAGATCCAGATTTGAATACTGCGGATGTGATTAAGTCAGGTAAGGTGTATTTTGACTTTGATTTCACACCAGTTTATCCAGCAGAACACATCGTTTTCCGTTCGCATCTTGTGGACGACTACATTAAAGATATTTTTGCATAAGGGGTGTAACGCATGGGTGTTGCTGAAGATATTCGTAAGAATTTTAATTTATTTGTTGATGGCAAAGGCTTTGCTGGGAAAACAGATGAATACAATCCACCTGAGTTAACTTTACAGACTGAAGAGTATCGTGCAGGTGGCATGGATGCTCCGATCGACATCACCACAGGTATGGAAAAGCTTGTTGCTGACTTTACTTTGAACTCGCATAGCAAAGATGTGCTGTCTTTGTTTGGCATTAAAGAAGGCAGTAAAACTCAGTTTACGGTACGTGAAGCCATGGAAAGTTTTGATGGTACCGTAACGGCTGTAGTGCACAACATGACGGGAAAAATCGTCAAAATTTCCAGTGGTGCAGCCAAGCCAGGGGAATTGCCGAAAGACAAATATGAATTGTCTTTAACCTATTACAAGAAAACTATTGGTGGCACTGTGGTGCATGAAATTGATGTGGAAAACATGGTACGCATCATCAATGGCAATGATGTTCTTGCCGATATTCGTTCAGCTTTAGGAATGTAAAATGACTCAACAATTACCTGAATATATTAGTGAAGTGGCAGAAGGTTATAAGATTACGTTACTTAAACCATTAGATATTGATGGGGCAAAAGTTTCTGAGATTGTAATGCGTGAGCCAACAGTTCAAGATCTTTTAGCGGCGGAAATGCAAGCCAAGAGTTTGGGTGCGGCAAAACAGGAAATCGTGATGTTTGCGAATTTGTGCGATGTTACTCCTGAACAAATCCAAGCAACGACTTTGCGTAACTATGGGCGTTTACAGGCAGCTTTTAAACTTTTTACGGATTAAGTGCAGAGTCGATTCGTTCCTTTGTACTTTCGCTAGCCTCACATACTTCATGGTCAAATTCAGAAATAGAGCAAATGCGGATTTCTAAATTGTTATGGTGGTGTGATGGATTGCCAAAAGAATAAAGCACCTTTGGGTGCTTTTTATCACATAGTGAATTTATGATTTACATTTACTCTTTAAAATGAAGAATGATGGGGTATATTTTTGTAATTTTGTACTTTATTTGTTATTTTGATTTGGGGTTTATACTTACTTAAAATAGAGAAATAACATGCAAGCTTTAAAAAAATTTGTTAAATGGGTACTCATGTTCTTTGGCGCTTTAGTAGTGTTAGGGATTGTGATTGCTTCGTGCAGTAGTGATAAGACATCAAACTCATCTGCTTCAAATCAACCTTCAGCTCAAGAAACTCAATCAACAGCCGATCAATCTAATACAGAATCAAAGCCTGCTGAACCTGAGCAGCTTGAAACAGTAACAGCGGATCAGATTCTGAACGCTTATAAGACAAATGAAATTGCTGCAAACCAAGCTTTAAAAGATAAGAAATTTATTGTTACTGGTGTGATTCATGCCATTTCAGCAGATTTTTCCGATAAGCCTGTAATTGAGTTGAAAGCAGGCGGTGAATATGAATTTAACCAACCACAAGCAAGTTTGGCGGAAGGTGAGGAAAATAAAGCAGCAAGCCTAGGGAAAGGTCAAAGCATTTCGATGGTTTGTATTGGAAATAGTGAAGTTGCAGGAACACCAATGCTTAAGGAATGTGTGATTCTGAATTCTTAATACACAGCAATTAAAAAAGCACCTTAGGGTGCTTTTTTATTGTTATATACAGCACTGAAATAGTGAATAATGAAAAAACCCTACTAGCCATTCAACATGACATCATCTCAAACATTCTGATGATGTCATGGCAAATAAACGTCTTAATGCGCTGATTACAATTGGTGGAGCGGTTGCAGGGAGTCTTAAAACTGCAATTGGTTCTACCACGTCTCAATTAGGGAAAATTGGGACAGAAGTGAATAAGTTAAAAAGAAATCAAGCGGATTTGAGCCATGCTATTCAAACCTTTGGAGGTATGGGTAAGAATGTTGATAACTTACGCGCAAAGTATTCCGCCGTTACAGATGAAATTAATCGACTGACCAAAGCACAAGAACGACTCAATAAGGTCGAAGAGTTACGCCAGAATGTACGTGGCGGAGCAACCAAAGTATTAGGCGGATCGATCGTCGCCGCTACTGCAACAGTGGTACCCGTTAAATTAGCAATTGATTTTGAAAGTGCGATGGCTGATGTAAACAAGGTATTTACAGGCACAGACTCTCAATTTAAAGCCTTAAACACTGAAATTATTAAGATGTCCACTGTTCTGCCTATGGCTGCTACTGATATTGCTACGATTGTGGCATCTGGTGCGCAGTCTGGAATTGCTGCAGGTGAATTAACAAAGTTTGCTGAAACAGCTGTGAAAATGGGCGTTGCATTTGATATTACTGCTGCAGAGTCTGGTCAGGCCATGGCAGAAATGCGCACAGCATTCAAAATGTCTCAAGAACAGGTCACATCACTTGCCGATCAGATTAACTTTTTAGGAAATAATACGCCCGCTGCCGCTAAAGGCATTATGGAAATTGTGCAACGTATTGGCCCATTGGGTGAAGTAGGCGGTTTTGCATCTTCTAGTATTGCAGCACTTGGTGCAACTATGCGAGGCATGGGGGTTTCTGAGGAAATTGCTGCAACCGGTATTAAAAATACAATGCTTGCTTTGGTTGCGGGTGAGTCTGCAACAAAAGGGCAAATTGCTGCCTATAAAGAACTTGGCTTGGATTATGGCAAAGTTGCAAAGGATATGCAGAAAGATGCCAATGGCACAACACTTATGGTGCTTAAGCAAATTGCCAGCTTAGATAAATACAAACAGGCCGCCATTCTAAAAGATTTATTTGGATCGGAATCATTGGGTGCTATTGCGCCGTTGCTAACCAACATGGAGGCATTAGAGAAAAACCTAAACAGTGTATCGCAAGCAAATAAAAAGGCTTGGGATAGCTCGATGCAAAAGGAATATGAAGCAAGAGCAGATACAACCGCAAATAAACTTCAACTTCTTAAAAATAACGCAACAGGTTTAGGGATTACGATTGGTACAGCATTATTGCCAGTCGTATCATCAATGGCTGAGAAAATGTCCACAGTTATTGGGTCGGTAACAGCGTGGGCACAAGAGAATCCTGCTTTAGCATCCACCTTGACCAAAGTGGCCGTAGGCGCAATAGCAGTAGCAGGTGGGGTTTCAGCACTGGCAATTGGGGTAACTACAGTTATTGGACCTGTTGCATTGGCTATAAGCAGTTTTTCTGTTTTGGGTAGTAGTTCTGGTGTGGCTATTACCATGCTAACGAAAATGATTGCCCCGATAAAAATGATTGGAACTGTATTTGGAGTTGTTGGTAAAGCAATGCTTGCCAATCCAATGGTATTAGCAATTACGGCAGTTGTTGCTGTTGTAGCGGGTGCTGCATATCTGATTTATAAAAACTGGGAACCGATAAAAGCATTTTTTTCAGATTTATGGGGCGGGGTAAAGTCAACTATTGGTTCGGCTTGGGATGGTATTAAATCCACGTTATCTGGAGCATGGGAGAGTGTAAAAAGTGTATTCAATGCAAGTGTAACTTATGTCAAAGACATCATTAAAAGCGTAGATACCGTATTTGCTGATAACCCTTTATTAAATGTACTTTTGCCATTTATTGGTATCCCTCGAATCATTATTGCGAATTGGTCAAGTATTACAGCTTTCTTTGGTCAAATTTGGGCGACAATTTCTGGCTATTTTATGACAGGTGTGAATGCTATTAAAACCTGTTTTACGATTGGATTTAATGCAGTTTATGGTGTTGTCAGTTCAGTGTGGACTTCTATTTCATCATTTATTCAATCAGCCTTTAGCACTGTATTAGGTGTGATTAATACAGGAATGACCGCTATCGGTACATTCATGTCGAGTGCATGGGGAGTGATTAAAAATATTGTTTCTACTGCGTGGTCGGGGCTTTGCACTATTTTCTTAACGATTACACCGCTTGGTTACATCATCCAGAATTTTGACGCAATTAAGTTGTTTCTATCTGGGCTTGCAAGTAGCTTTATGTCGATTGGCAAAAATATTATTGATGGTTTGATTTCAGGGATTTTAACTGGCTTTGAACGATTAAAAGGTGTTTGGAAAAGCATCAATGACTACATGCCATCATTCATGACTAAGAAAATGGATATTCATTCGCCATCACGCGTAATGGCTGGTTTAGGTGGGTTTATTGTTGATGGGATTGGTGTTGGCATGCAAAGCCGCACGCCTGCATTGAAGCAAGAGTTTGGCAAAGTATTAGATACTTTTGAAAAACGACCAACAGTACCAAATGTAAAGCCACCTGCAGCAGCAATTGTAAGATCTGAACCTCCATCATTTGCACGAGCATCTTTACAAAAAATTGGTGATATGTTGTTGAGAAACCCATCAACTCCACAAATTGGTGAGACTAGGTTGAATAAACCAGAGCCACAATCATCCCCACCAACTGTTGCAAGACCTACACATGTGCCTCCAACAATTGCCCGTGCACCTGCTCAACGTGTAGCACCACAGCAAAATATTACTAATTCATTCACGATTAATGCAGCACCTGGGCAAGATGTGAATCAACTTGCGGACTTGGTTGCTCAAAAAATTAACCGAGTTAATGCAGTGATCCAACGCAGCAGTAATTTGGATTGGGGGTACAGTCAATAATGGATGGTCAAATCTACGGTTCATTCCTCACCATGATGCGATTAGGTACATTCAAGTTCGGCATATACACAGCAGCCTATCAAGAGCTAAACCGCAGTACGCAATATAAGTGGGGAGCACAAGAAGTTTTTGGTGGGTGGGACAACCTTCAATATTTAGGACCGGGTGAGGATACTCAAACATTAACAGGGATTGTATTTCCTGAATTTAAAGGTGGCACAGCACAATTGCATAGCTTACGTGCTTTAGCTGAAAAGGGAGAGCCATTGCTACTGATTACAGGTACAGGTCGGATTGAAGGCTATTGGTGCATTACGCAGATCGATGAAGGGCAGACCAAGTTTGCCGCATTTGGCGTACCGCGCCGTCAGGAATTTACGATTACTCTGCGTAAGGAATCTAATAGTGCCTCGCTACTTGGATTGGCTGCTAAAGTTAAGAACTCACTAGGATTTTAAACATGGCACAGTATCAAACCAAAGAAGGTGATGTGTTAGATCAGATTGCCTATCAGTATTATGGCAATACCAATAACCGCATTGTGGAATCAATCTTGGAGATCAATGTTGGCTTGGCAGACCATGGTGCTGTGTTGCCTGAAGGCTTACTCATTACTTTACCTGAACAGGAACAGTCTACGGTCATTTCTAACAAGCAGGTGAAATTATGGGATTAAAACCGTCCTTTCGCGTTGTGGCCAATGGTGCCGACATTACAGCTGTGCTTGCTAATTTTTTGTTGTCTATAAAAGTGACAGATAAGACTGGATATGAGTCGGATCTTTGCGAAATTATTTTGGCAGATGATCCTAAACAACCCATTACCTTACCACCCAAAGGCGCGGTGCTCGATGTTTATTTGGGCTACGATGCTGATCTGATTAAGATGGGTGTTTTCATTGTGGATGAGATTGAGCTTGAAGGGCCGCCAGAACGAATGACCATTCGTGCACGTGCAAGCATTCAAACTGAAAGTAAAGATGGCAAGACCTCCATCATGTCGCAGAAAACCCGATCATGGGCAAAAGAAACCACAATTGATGATGTTGTGAAAAAAATTGCCAATGAACATGGCTTAGCATCCAAAGTAAGCGATAGTTTGAAGGCGTTAAAACTGCCACACCTCGATCAGTCGGATGAATCAGACATTAATTTTTTACTACGAGTCGCCAAACGTTACGATGTGATTTGTAAAGCTGCGGGTGGGAAATTACTGTTTTTAAAACGCGGAGAAAGCAGTCTAGCATCTGTCAGTTTAAGTCGTTGGGACTTAAGCAGTTGGCGTATGACGCAAAGTTCTAAAGATAGTGCAGGTACTGTGATTGCTTATTGGAATGAGCGCAAGAATGCCAAACGGCATGAAGTAAAAGTGGGTGAGGGTGAACCTGTACGCCGTTTAAAACATGGTTATGCCGATGCCAAAAGTGCACAAGTTGCCGCGCAGTCAGCTTTAGATACCGCCAGACGAGGGGAAGAAACCTTAAGTCTGACCTTACCAGGTAATCCAGTACTTTCTGCGGAAATGCCTTTGGAAATTAGTGAGGTTCGAGAGGGGATTAATGGGAACTGGATAATTGAGCAAGTGACGCATACGATTGATAAGTCACTTGGGTATAGCTGTGGGGTGGAGGCAGTGAAAGAGATTGAATAATTTATCAATTGGTGTATATTGTATATATACGCTATACGAATGGATGCTAAAGCTTGATTAAGAGTTTTAAACATAAAGGTCTTCAGGCTTTTTTCCAAACTGGTACAACAGCAGGTATTCAAGCAGCGCATTCTGCC